TCTGCCTGCGGTCATTGCGGACACTTTAGCTTACCTTGTGAAGTCCGACATGGACACTCCAGACGCTCCGCCGGAATGGGAGGAAACTGCGGAAAACACCGGCTTTACCGACCTTGTGGGACAGGCAGTCTGCGACACTCTGGTAAGCGGTGACGGTGCGTTCAAAATATCCGTAGATACGGCGCTCTCGCCCTATCCGATCGCAGAATTCATCAGCGGCGACCGGGTAGACATAGACCAGAAGCGTGGCATCACCGAATCCGTCACGTTCCGGACGATGTTTGCCGCAAAGTCCACCCGGTACATTCTCCATGAGCGCTACAGCCGGGGCAGGATAGACACTTTCCTGACCGACCTGAGCGGAAATGTGCGTCCGCTGTCAGCAGTTCCGGAACTGGCTGATATACCGCCCGTTGTAGAGTTTGCCGGTGACTTCATCATGGCTGTTCCGGTGATGTTCTACGCCGACAAAAAGCACCCCGGACGTGGCAAGAGCATTTTCAGCGGCGGAAAGTCGCAGTGTTTCGATGCACTCGACGAGGTCATTTCCCAGTGGCTCGATGCTGTCCGGGCAGGTCGTGTGGTCAAGTACATTCCCCTGAACCTTATCCCCCGTGACCCGGAAACCGGTGCGCTTCAGGACATTTCCAGCTTCGGTGCTGAGGTGGTGAAGCTGGGCAGTACCATGAACGAAAACGGTAATGACCACATTGATGCCGTTCAGCCCGATATCAAGTATGAAGCCTTCGTCAGCGCCTACACCAACGCTCTGCTCATGTGCCTGCAAGGGCTTGTATCACCTGCGACTCTCGGCATCGACGTTGGCAAGATGTCCTCCGGCGAGGCTCAGCGTGAGAAAAAGGACGTGACCGGCTACACCAGGAACACTATCACCACCGCCCTCGAAAAGGCGCTTCCCCAGGTGATGAACGCCCTGATGAAGACCTATGACAATATGTGCGGGGAAGCTCCTCACGACAGGGAAGTTTCCGTCAGCTTCGGTGAGTACGGCGCTCCCGATTTTGACAGCCGTGTTGAGACAGTCGGCAAGGCGGCGGCATATGGTGTCATGTCCGTGGAAACTCAGGTGGACGAACTCTGGGGCAGTTCCAAGGACGATGAGTGGAAGAAATCTGAGGTCAGCCGTATCAAGTCCGAGAAGGGTCTGCTTAACGCTGACGAACCCAGCATAGGCGGTGCATGATGCTGGGGCTTAGTGACATTGCACGCATTTTCGAGGAAATTGAAATGCTCCTGGTGCGCTCCCTGAAACGCAACCTCTCCCGGCACAAAAAAGAGGAGGAACAGGAGGGCTTCAACTGGTCTGCGTGGCAGGCGGAGAAACTTCGGGAGATCGACCGTTTCCGGCAGGAGAACGTTCAGACTGTGGCGGACTTTGCCGACCAGATCGACCAGGAGACCCGGCAGATCATGCAGGAGCAGTTCGATGAGGGCGTGAACGGCGCAGAAGTTCCCCCGGCACAAACTGTGGAAGATGCTCCGGCTCAGGTAACGCCTCAGCCGCAGTTCTTCGGGGTCGATGATACCAAAGTGAATAAGCTGATAGACGACGTTACCCACCTTGAAAAGAACGTTGAAACTGCCGCCCTGCGGACTATGGACGATGTGTACAGGCAGGTGGTGAACAAGGCGCAGATCGCTATGAGTACCGGCGCAATGACACTACAGCAGGCTATAGACAGCGCCGTTTCCGACTTCCTCGCACGGGGCATCGACTGCATCGTGTACCGGGACGGGCGCAGGGTCAACATTGCCGACTATGTGCGTATGGCTCTGCGGACTACCGCCACCCGTGCCGGATTGCAGGGCAAGAGTGCCAAGTACAAGGCTATGGGCTATGATACAGTACTGGTAAGCAGCTACGGTATGTGCAGTCCCACCTGTGCGCCCTGGCAGGGCAGGATCTACATCGAGGACACGTTCTCTATGTGGGACGGTGAGGTTCAGGAGTACCCGGACGGCACGCTCTGGGGGAAGTCCAATTACTGCGGCAAGTGGTTTCCGCTGCTCAGTTCAGCGATAGAGCATGGACTGTTCCACCCCAACTGCCGCCACAGCATCGACTTCTGGAAAGACGGCGACCCTATCCCTGAGAGCATCGACAACACCGATTCAGAGCGCCGGTACAAGCTGGAGCAGAAACAGCGTGCCCTGGAGCGTGAGGTCAGGCGTGCAAAGCGCAAGGTCGAGGGCTTTTCCGACCCGGAGAATATCCGCAAGGCTAAGGCGGAACTTAAAGCCGCTCAGAAGAAGCTGAAAGACTTCATCGACCAGACCAACGCCGCCGAGGGCAAGGTGATCCTCAAGCGTGACTATGGCAGGGAGAAGATCTACGGCGTACCTTCGCCGCCTGTTCAGAGCGCTCCTGCACCTCCTGTGGACGTTCCTGACACGCCGAAGGTAACTCCTGCCGAGGTCACTCTCGACGCTCCACAAGCGCCGCCTGACGCTTACAGGGATACACCTGTGCCAAAGCGTGAGGGGCTGATTATGAGCAGCGGTGATGTTCATGAACCGTCTATTGACAAATCAGGGGAAAGTGGTATAATAGAAGCAAGAGGATACATCGAAGACAACTTCGACAGAAAAATCAGTTTAAGCACAGCAGATGAAGACATAAAAGCCGTCAATCCTAACTGGAAGAAACTTAAAGGATATGATGATAATTGTCAGCGTTGTGTTCCGACATATGTCCTAAGAAGACGAGGATACAATGTGGAGGCTTTGCCAACCGGTCAGAATGAGGAAATTGATAATCTCCTCAAACGGAATCCATATATGATTTGGAGGAAAGCTGGCAGTCCTGTCACGCCAATATCCACAAGAGGAAGTAAGTATTTCGGCAAACCTGAGATTGAAAAGTTCATGAAGAAATTGCCTGACGGTGCAATGTGCGAGATACGCTGTGTATGGGAAGATGGAAATTCTGGTCATGTGTTTATAGCTGAAAAACGAAATGGCAAAGTCAGATACATTGATCCGCAAACAGGCGAAAATAATGTTTCTCATTATTTTGGGAAAATGGTTGAAGATACTACAACGTTTTGGCGGATAGATAATGCAAGTTTTAACGAAGAATTGATTAAATATTGCATTAAGAATAAGAGGTGAGTTTTATGACAATTGAGAAATTTTCAAGTGTGTTGCATGAAAATGCTTTTCAGCGATTCGGTATTGTCGGAACTCAAGGATTTGGTATTGACCAAGGTCCTTTTGAAAAATCGAAGAAAAAGTATGTAGCATATCTTTGCGGAAATTACAATGGTGATTTCTATTTTGATACGCTTGATGAGCTTTTTGAAGGATTTATCATTAACGGAAAACCGATAGGCGAGCAAATAGAAGATATTTCAAAATTTACTGTTGTAATGTCATAATAAGTTGAAACCGCCCCTAAACAAGGCGGTTTTCTTATGCCCACTTTGAAGGAGGTGAGGAGAATGGACGAGAAAGCACTGAAAATAGTCAAAGATTATATATTTGCGCATCTCGATAAGACGGATACAGTTCCGCCTTTTGATGTCTATATGGTTTGGAAGTGCAAAGCCTTGCAGAACTGGAAGTATCTTATCTCCAGTACACTGTGCGACGGTATGTACTATGAGCTGACATACAACGGCGACAAGAAGGAATGGTATCTCGACGCTTACAAGAAGTTCGAGAATGTTGTGATAAAGGAAGGTGAGTAAATGGAAGACTGGAAGGACAGGCTGAAAGCTGAGTACGCTCAGACTAAGGAACGCTACGAGAAGCTGAAAGCCTACAATAACAAGAAGGAAGTTGAGTCAAATCTCATGGGGGACGTTGTGATGAATCAGGAAGACTATTACAATGGTCGCCTGATGAAAGAGCAGCAGTACGTCATGGGCGAATATCTTCACATACTGGAGCTTCGTGCAGAACTGGCACACATCGAACTTTAATACCGTATGCAAGCATTTGCGACCGGCATCAATGTCGGCGGCAAGTGCTATTTTTATACCCTGATAAGGAGGAATGAACATGGAAAACGAGAACACCAACCCCGCAGAGGAGAAGGACAAGAAGCCTGAGCAGGACGCACCCTCTGAGAGCGCTGAGAACGCCGCTGAGGACGCTCCTGAGCAGACAGAGGAAACTACATCTGATACCGCAGAGGAAGTCACTGAGAGTGAGCCTGAGCAGTCTGAGGAGACTTCCGGCGAGCCTGCCAAACTTGAAGCGCTCCGCTCGGAGAACCTCCGCCTGAAAGCTCAGCTTGAAGCCCATAAAACCGGATTCAAGGGCGAGTTCATCGAGGACGCTGTGTGCCTTGCTGAGTTCGCCGCAAAGCGTGACGGTATCACCATTTCCGAGGCTCTCCAGGCGCTTGCCAAGAAGTACCCCGAATGGAAACACGCTTCCGGCGATGCAGGAAAGTCCGGTTTCAAGGTGGGCGCACAGCCCCCGAAGGAGGAAAAGTCCGCCGATGATGACAGGCTCGACGAGGCTTTCGGTATCCGCCGCAAAAAGTAAGAAAGGACTGATTTTATGCCTAACACTATCAACTATGTCACCCAGTTCCAGAGCCGTCTGAGGGAACTCTACGGTCAGGAACTCACTTCCGATGCGCTCTTTCACTCCAACACCGACATTCAGATAACCGGCGCTAAGAACATCAAGATCCCCACCCTCACCGTGTCCGGCTACAAGGACCATAGCCGCAGTTCGATCGGCTTCAACACCGGCTCTTACACAAATGACTTCGAGGACAAGACCCTTGACCATGATCGTGACATTGAGTTCGGTGTTGACCCTATGGACGTTGACGAGACAAACTCCGTCCTCTCCGTTGCCAATATCCACAACCGCTTCGAGCGCACACAGGCTATCCCGGAGCTGGACTGCTACACATTCAGCAAGATCTACACCGAGGCTGTCCGTGTGAACGCTTCTGTCAAGACTACCACCCTGACTGCCGCAAACGTTCTCTCCGACTTCGATGACAACCTTGTGGCTCTGGAGGACGCTGGCGTTCCCCTGGACAGAGTTATCCTGTTCTGTACTGCCGCCTACAAGAAGCTGCTGAAACAGTCCTCCGACATTCAGCGCACTTTCGATGTGTCCGGCAGCGGCGGCGCTGTCAACAGGACAGTTCACACCCTGGACGACATCACTCACATTCAGGTCGTTCCCTCTGCTCGCTTCAAGACAAAGTATGACTTCACCGACGGCTGCGTTCCTGCGACAGGTGCGTCCGGTGCTAAGGGCATTGACTATATCCTCATCGACCCTGAGTGTCAGGTAAGCCGTGTGAAGTACAGCTATATCCACTTCTTCGCTCCCGGCACTGACAGCCGCACCGCTGACAAGTACCTCTACCAGAACCGCCGCTATAACGGCACTTTCGCCATTGACTACCTCATGGCAAAGGGCTGCATTATCCATACAGAAGCGTGAGGTGAGAAGCAATGAAAGCTATTAAGGAGAACAAGGTCTACACCATTTCCCAGGCTTCCGTGAAGGAGTACCTGGCAAGGGGCTTCGACATTTATGACGACGAGGGCAGCCTTGTGGAGCGCTCTCCTTCCAGTACCGTCAGCCGCAGCGAGTATGATGCTCTGCTGGCAAAGTGCGAGGCTCTGGAAGCTAAGAAGGGAAAGTCATGACCGAGCCGTACCTGCCCCCGGAGGAGTATTCCGGCAGTATCCCCTCAGACCAGCTTGACAGGCGGCTGAGGGGCGCTTGCCGTGACATTGACAGTCTGACGTTCAACCGCATCGTAAAGGCAGGATTCAGTAATCTGACGGATTTTCAGCAGGAGATCATCAAGGAGGCAGTACAGCTTCACGCCGACTTCTGCTATGAAAATTCAGACCTGCTTGAAAGTCCTCTTGCGTCCTACGGGATCAACGGTGTGAGCATGAGTTTCGACCGGTCAAAGATAGTCACGGTGGGCGGCATCACAACATCATCGCAAGTCTACGGACTGCTCTTGCAGACCGGCTTGTGCAACAGATCGTTATTTTAGGAGGAATCAATATGCCCGATAACACAACATCAGGAGTTTACCCCTGCTACGAGAACCAGTTCAGCATCGACATAACCGGCGGTGACGGTGCGACTGATACCAACAACAAGACCATTGCCGACATGGAGTCTTTCTCCGTGTCTATCGACAACAACGTTGAGGAGTGGAATCCTTTCGACACCGAGGGCTGGACACGCCGCCTGTCCACAGGTAAGGCTATCACCATTTCTGTCAGCGGCAAGCGCAATGTGGGCGATGCCGGCAATGACTACGTTGCTACCCTTGCCACAAAGACCGGCGCTGACTGCTCCACAACTGTAACTTGGAATTTCCCCAGTGGTGCAAAGCTGGTTATGCCCTGCGTTATAGGCGTTACCGAGTGGGGCGCAGGCGAATCCAGAGCCGTTGCACCTCTCAGCTTCGACATCATGTCCGACGGCAAGCCCACCTTTACACCTGCAAGCTGAGCCACAAGCTGAGCCAGCTTGACCGCCGAGCTGAGCCAGCTTGACCGCTTCTCACGTTGTCGCTTGCTTACGCTCGCTCACATTTTAGAAGCGGGACTTTTTACGTCGCTCAACCTTGTTTTTATGGGGGCAAGGTCACAACGTGGTAAACATAAAAGTTTCGCTCATGCCTTTGCCGCTTAGCGAGCGGCGTTTCTCACTAAGTTCTAAATAAAAGGAGTTTTTACAATGGCTAAGATGTACACATTCGACCAGAAACTGCTGTGCGGCTCTCCGGAAGTCCGCATCGGTGACAAGGTTTTCAGCGTAGATGACCGCAAGAATACCGTCAAGAAAGCCCTGAAGCTGTTCCGCAGCTCTGACAAGGAGGATTTCGACAAGTATGATGAAGTCCTGAAACTGGCTTTCGGCAAGAGTTTTCCTGAGATAGATGCTATGGACTTATCCTTTGCCGCATATCAGGAAATTACCATGCTCGCCATTGCCGCAATGGTTGGCGCTGACAGGGACGAACTGAACGATAAGGACTCCTTTCAGGAATGACAAGTGGTACGACCTTGACTTCGACCATGACCTGATAGTGCAGTCCATTGCCAAACAATACGGCATATTACCGTCACAGCAGGAGCAGCTCCACTACAGCGAGTGGCTGCTCCTCTTAGGCGGCATCATGGAGGACACCCCACTGGGGAAAGTAGTCCTGATACGCAGGGAGTCCGACCAGAAACGATTACAGAATTTTACCAGATATGAGCATCATATCCGCAATGAGTGGCGCAGATTTATTGCATCGCAGATGCGTGAGGCAGACAGACAGTCGCCCCAGAAAACTGCCGCTGCTTTCGAGAAAATGATGCTCGAAATGTTCGGAAAGGAGGCAGGAAAATGTCACAGACAGTAGGCAGCATCGCCCTTGACCTTGTGGTCAGGGACACAGTCGAGGCACAGCTTGACCGGATACTCACCAAGGCGCAGAAGTTAGCCGACAGTGCCGGGAAAGCCCTTGACGAAGCCATTTCCGCACCAGTTCACCGGGCGCAGAAGAACCTGGACAAATCCCTGGAAGATGCGGCTGAGAGTGTGGAGGATTTTGCCGAGACCGCTGCCGAAACAGTTTCCAAAGCACTTGACAAGGCGGTTCTTCCGGAAATATCCACACCTGTTGAAGTTGTGCCGGAAATCGAAGTGCCAGACTTGTCACCGATAGTCGATGACGGCATTGAGGACGCTATCCAGCGTGAACTGAAGCGCCTGGAGGATATGCAGAAAGCCGCCCTGGACGCCGCCGACCTGCCGGACAGAGTGCGGACAGTGAATCCCTCGTCCATGCAGTTTGACCCAGGTGCGGTGAAGTTCATGGACGAGTACGAGGAAAAGCTGAACCAGACCGCCGAGAATGTACAGAAAAAGCTGAATGATGCGGTAGAATTCGAGGTCAGCACCGACCCGCTGAAACGGCTCGAACAGCAGATCTCAAACGCCGAGCAGAAGCTGGAACTCTTGCAGAAAAAGTGGCAGGAGCTTTCAGCAGCCGAGCCTACCGACAAGATCAGGCAGCAGCTTACAAGCGTTCAGGAGAAGATCATCTCCACTACGGAAAAGCTCGATAAACTACGGCAGAAAGCGGCTCAGGCGACACCTGCCGTCTATCCGCAGATGCCGGAGATGCCCCTTGACGATCACGTTCCCACATACATCGAACGGGTCCGGGAGGAACTCTCGAAGCTGTCCGACAGCGTCCTCGAACCCCTGGGCGGAGTGGAGCGGCTGAGGGAAATTTCCAGCAAGGCGCTGGACTTCATTGCAGGAAAAACTGAAAATCTCCGCAGCCGTGCCGCATCAGTGTGGGAGAACGTAAGCGCTGCCGCTGCAAGTTCCTTCGACCGGGCAAAAACCGCAGTTTCAGGCGGAATCGACGCTATCAGTCAGCGGCTCGATGCACTCCGTCCGGCGGCGGAGCGGTTCGGCTCTGCACTGCGGTATCCGGTGAACGTTCTGCGCCGGACTGCCAGTGCTGCACAGACTATCCTACAGCCTTTGCAGGGGCTTGGAAATGCCGCAGAACGTGGGTTCTCCGCAGTCCGGGAGGCAGCTTCACGGGCTTTCGGCAACGTTCGCAGGACAGGTTCAGCGGCGCTGTCAGCTATCAGGCGAACTGGTTCTACAGCTTTCAGATTCCTGCGTAATGTGGGCGGACGTACAGTTTCAGGAATTGCTGAAAATCTGCGGAATATCGGGCGAAACGCTCTGAACGTAATGAACCCCGTCCGTAAGCTTGGAAACACTCTCCGGAGCAGTTTCAAGAGTGTTTTCCTGGCTGCCGGTCTGTACGGTGCGTTCCGGGCGCTGAAAGACGGTCTGCTGGAAGCCGCCAACGCTGACCAGGAGTTCAGCCGTTCCCTGAGCGCTGTCAAGGCGAATCTGGCGGTTGCATTCGTGCCGATAACCAATGCGGTCATGCCCCTGCTCAACACTCTCATGTCAGGGCTTGCGTCGGTCACAAGGCAGGTAGCTGGCTTTATTTCGGGGATTTTCGGCACTACCTACGCTCAGTCCGCTGCGGCGGTCAAGAAGCTGAAAGGCGTGACCGATGCGGCGAAAAAGGCGAAGCTGTCACTTGCAGGAATCGACGAGATGAACATTCTCAGCAGCGATTCCGGGGACGATGAAAGCGCCGGAGAGAACCCTGATCTGAGCGCACTCGATGCTCCTGAGCCGGTTCTGCCAGACTGGGCAAAGCGCTTGAAATCGGCAATTCTCGCCGGTGACTGGGAGAGCGTGGGTGCAGTTTTAGCGGAGCGTGTGAACTCGGTTTTCCAGGCAGTTGACTGGGAGAAGATCGAGCAGAAAATCGTCAGCGTTTCGGGGAAGATCTGCGACCTGATAAACGGATTCCTCGACAACGTGGACTGGTCTGCGCTGGGTTCGGCACTGGCTGGCGGCATCAATATCCTCACTGCTGCGGTGAACACATTCGCCGACAAAATCCACTGGCAGGCGCTTGGCACTAACCTTGCAAAATGGCTGAATACCGCCATTTCTAAGGTGAAATGGGGACAGCTCGGACGTGCGCTTTCGGCTCATATCCGGGTGCTGACCGACCTGCTCTACGGCTTCGTGACAGAGTTTGACTGGGAGGCGTTGGGTGACGGCATCGGTCAGGCGGTAAACGGCTGGTTTGACGGCATCGACTTCGGCAAACTTGGCTACACTCTCAGCGAGGGGATAAAGGGTATTCTCGCAACTGCAAACGCCTTTTTGACTACCGTCGATTTTGGTTCTATCGGGCGCAAAATAGCCGATTTTATCAACAATATCGACGTTGCGGGAATACTCTCACAGCTTGCTCAGACCGTCAGCACGCTCATCACTTCCGCCCTCGACCTGCTCACCGGTTTCGTGCAGAACGTGGACTGGGGACGGCTGGGGGACAGCCTCTGGGACGGTCTTGTGGGCATCGTCACCGGAATCGACTGGGGCGGCATCGTCAGCCGTGCATTTGAGCTTCTGGGAAGCGCTCTGGGCGGTGCAGCAATGCTTGTGGGGTCGGTTCTCCTGCGTGCCTGGGACACCCTGAAAACGGCGTATGACCGACTGAAAAAGTACTTCTCGGATAAGATCGAGGAGGCAGGCGGCAACATCTGGCAGGGCGTTCTTGCCGGCATCACCGACGGCTTGAAGAACGTTGGCAAGTGGATCAAAGACCACATCTTCACCCCGTTCATAGACGGCTTCAAGCGGACTTTCGGCATTGCGTCGCCCTCCAAGGAAATGGCGAAATTAGGCGGTTTTCTGGTGGACGGTCTGTTTGTCGCACTTAGCGGCGGCATTGCAAAACTGGTGGCAGTTGCCGAGGATATTCTCACCGACATCAAGAACGTTTTCAGCGGTGTGAAGGAGTGGTTCGCCGGGAAGTTCTCCGGCGCTTACGATGCGGTAAAGGACGTTTTCTCCGGCATCGGTCAGTGGTTCGGTGAGCGTTACAGTGACGTGAAATCGGCGTTTTCATCTGTCGGGAACTGGTTCTCTGAGAAGTTTTCCGGTGCCTGGGACGGCATCAAGTCCGCATTCAGCATCGAGAAAGTCAGCCGGTTTTTCAGCGACGTGATGAACGGTATCCGAACCGTTTTCAGCAGCGTTGGGAACTGGTTCTCTGAGAAATTCACCAGTGCCGCAGATAGCGTAAAGGACGCATTTTCGGGAATTTCCGACTTCTTTGAGAACATCTGGGACAGCATCGGCGAGGGTGCGACTTCCGGTGTGAACGCTCTCATTGACATCATTAACGGCATCATTGAGTCCGTGGAGAACGGCTTGAACTGGATCTCTCAGGGACTTAATTTCTTCGGATTTGACGTGCCGGAAGCGCTTCAGGA